TCCCGACTCCAACACGCCCACCCTTCCCCCGTAGGCCCTCCGTCCTGCGGTGCAACCCTCGGCCATCCCAGCTTCGCTGGCCTCTCTGGCCGGTGGCCTCTGCATCCCTGCGGTGGCCGGTGGGCTTCCCTGCCTGCTTGCCGCCCATTCTACAGGGTCCATCGCTGGTGTCAACCCTCTGGCTTACCTGCCTGTCGGGACAGTACCAGCGCTACCCTGTGCCACGCTACCCGGTTGGCTCGGTACTCTGCCGGTGGGGTTAGGCCTCCTGGCCACTCAGCGTAGCCCTTGGCTAGCTGCCTCTGCCATGCCGCGTCCCGCTGGTGGAGCGCCCTGGCTTCCCTGTCCTGTCTGCTCAGCATCTCGTGCCTCCTGTGGCTTCCAGGGACTATGCCCTCTGGTCTGGTGGTGGTTGCGGGAGTGGCTGGCCTTGCCTCTTCTGGCGCTGCCTGGAATTCCCTGGCACTCCCTGTCTGTTCTGGCTGCGCACTCTACTCCCTTCGCCCTGCCCTGTCTACTCCCTGGCTACCGCTGGTCCTACTGTCTTGCCCTCGTCGCTCCCTCCGCCTGCCTCGGTCGCGCCGCTGGCGCTGATGGACGCCTCTTTGTCCATTGTGTGTGACATAACCGCAGCCTTAGTGCCACGCGGCTTTCAGGCTTGTTAGGCGCTGATGGGCTGCGCTCCCTGGAAGGCGAGGTTCCAGACAGGTGGACTAAGGCTCACGCGCGTTGGGTCTCTATACGTGCCTAGAGGCGCCAGGGATGGCCTAGGCGAGGGGTTGACAGGGTAGGAGTGTGTCTGTAGAGTGCGCCCTGTCTCCACGCATTACCGCCTTTGCAGGCCGCTGGAGACAGGGTTGACACACTGCCAGGGTATCGGTAGAGTGCGCAGCCAGAGGGACGGAACAACGCAACCTTCCAAGCGCGGCACAAGCCATAGGCGCAAGGGCACGGCGGGGTTCTAGGGCAATACCTACTACGTGTAAGACCGGCAGGCGTCGCGGAGGTATTGACAAGGTAGTAAGATGCGGTAAGATGTGCGGCGTCAAGTGGTCCCGATGTACACACTGAGAAGGGATTACGGCGCGGTCAGACAGATGACCGGCACCGCTTGACACTGCAAGGCTCAGTCGGTAAGATGGGCACCCATAGCGGACGTGATGGTCCGGGGCGATGCGGATAGGACGCCTTGTTTATAACCTGACCGCAAAGATGTGACTCCATCCGATAGGGCTGACCCACCACGTAAATACAGACGGGTTGACACGACAAGGCCAAGTCGATAACATGGCCACCACAAAGGGAAGCGATAGCTTCCTGGCGGTAGAGGATCAAAGCTTCACCTGCGGAATACGGACAGGTGCGGTAGAGAACCAAAGCTGCAACTGGTTCGGCAGGGTTCCAGGGAATACCTGTCAGGTGCTGAAAACTCACCTAAAAGAGTTTGAGCGGGAAGCCTCCCCGTCCACGGTTAAGCAAAGGGCCCATGATGGGTCCGGTGGGAACGAATAGAGTGTCGATGGGATCGGGACTAGAACACCCGGTTAATCGCGATCGACAGTATGCTGGGTAGTATCGGTGGGCCGATTGAACAAGGCCATGCAGATATCGCAAAGGGTAGCGGGGATGAGTGCTGACGATCCGCGAGAGTATGCGAAGGATAAGCAAGAACCGCTGATGCTACAGGGACTATGCCAATACCAAGGTTTGTCCCTTGAACCTATTCACCTGAGTAGGTTCAAGAAACAAACCTAGGAGGCGCCGATGGCACACTTCAAGGCGAAGGCACCCAAGCAACCCTGGCAAGCTCAGGCAGCTTACTGGTCTGCATGGGAAGCTAAGCGCGACAAGCTCATCGCTCAGGATGACGTGACCAGCCGCAGGGAACTGCGCAAAATGCGTGACGTGCGGTACTCTACCGACCCAGAGCCGATGCCCGGACGTTATCACAACCCGGACCAGAAGGCGTTCGTGAAGGGTAGCGACGGCAAGGCACGCAACATCCTGAAAGGATGGAACGCCAAGCGATCTCAAGGGAGGGGCTTGTAATGCCACGAGTGAATGAACTGACCCCAGCTCAGCGCAAGCGAGCTAAGACCAGACGCCAACGTGAGCGTCGTTACGACTGCGCATTCCGCAGTAGCGTGCGCAGCGACCTCACCGTGTTCCAAGCGCGTGAAGTGAAGAAAGACCGGCCAGCGCGGGTTGACCGCCTGACCACCCCACATAGCGAAGGCTACAAGGCTGCCGCTGCATACCTGAATAAATCCATCTGAGGTGACACCATGACCAACCAACTGACCAAAACCGTTATCGCTTTCGTAGGCAAGGCTGCCATCACCAACGCAATCGAAGCCATCCGCGTTCGTGGCAAGGAACTGGACGAGGCCATTCAACTGACCGGCCTGTCGATCCTCAACCACGTTGATCTCCATGGCGACGTGACCGTAGTCAAGGCACTGTACGAAGCCATGCCCAAGGGCAGCCGCCGTAATGCTCTGGTCGAGTGGCTGACCATGTTCGGCAAGGTACAGGTGAATACCGACAAGAAAACCAACAAAGAACATCCGTTCCTGCACAACAAGTTCGGTAAGACCGATCTCGTTGGCGCCACCGACCAGCCGTGGTATGGCTTCAAGCCGGAGAAAAGCCTCGATCAAGAATTCAACCTGGCCGCTGCGCTGGCCGCTGTCCGCAAGCAAGTGCTACAGGCGCAGACCAAGGGCAAGGTGATCGTTGGCGCCGAACTGCTGGGCGACCTTGAAGTCCTGGCCGCCAAGGCTGCACCCATGGTCGAGAAAGCCAAGCGTGCTGCTGCCCACTAACTAGCTCAAGTCGAGCGCCTGCGAGGCGGGCGCTCCGCTGGACCTAGTACAACTGGAGATAGCCTGATGAGCTTCAAGCAACGTCTGCAACGTCAAATCGCCCTGGCCCAGTATAGCCGTCCCGCTCACTACCCCTACGGCGAGCAAGCCGTAAAGGCAGCCGACTGATGGACCTATTCATGCTATGCAACCAATGCGTGGAGGCAGGCGCGCTGGCCACCCGGAGCTGGATAGTACCCCGTAACTGCTGCTGCATCTTCCTACCCTACGCAAACCGGAGAACCTGATGGATATCTGGATCGCTCTACCCTTCTTCGAATTCGGCCTGAACGTTAGTGAGTGGGCCACTAAATTCACCTTGGGCATGATAGCTACCGCCCTGTTTATCAACCTGATGTTGAATCGGTGACTCAAGTCATGGCCCTGGCGGGCGACCATCGCCTACTCCGGGGCCATCGCTGGACTCATCACAAGCGAGAACTGAACCATGCAAGCTAAGAATACCCTGCTGATCGCAATCCCCAAGGACCCTACCATGACCGTTAACGCCGCGCACTTCGCCATGATCCTGCACGGGTTCGAAGAAGGCGATCTCAATCGGGCGCACGTCCTGTCGCCGGGCGGCTTCGTGATCGAAGGCTGCGGCGTTACCGTGAACCGCTACGACGAGGCATATCGCCTGGGCACCAGCCTGGAGGCGGCAGGCTTCGACGTGCTGCTGGTGCAGGGCAGCCCGCTGGCGGGTCACGTCACCTGCAAAGCATACGGCTGGGTCAACGCCGAGTACCGCAAGGGCTGCGCGAACAAGCGCCCGATCTTCGACATCGCAGGGAGCAGCTACCATGTTCTTGCATGACCGGTTCGACCGCCACCTCGGCGCCCGTGTGGGACTGGTGAACTACAGTGACCGTTACCTGGGCGCAGACTCGGCGGGCGTGAAGGGCCGGATAGAGGCGATCACGAAACCGTCCCGGATGATGACGGTCTACCACATCCGCTGCGAACAGACCGCACGCCTCGTCGAAGCCGAGGAGAAGAACATGCGCTGGCTGGGGCGCTGAGGGCAGACGATGACTCACGAACGCGACGAAAGCTGCAACGCCTACGGCCCGGAACCGCACCCTGACGACGTGTACAAGCCGAACGCTGCCGATAGATTGCGCTGGGCCGCAGTGTGGGCGCGCATGGCACATGACCGTAACGCCACACGGATAGCGGAGCGCCTATGAGCTGGCGCATCATCTACGTGAATCAGGCAGGAGGGTGCGGATTCGTGTGGCGATGCCGCCGACCCGTACAACCTGCTAGATTCCACTCCCGCAAGGCCGCCAAGCGGTGGCTGCGCAGGGATAAGCGGGCACGGAATACCCGTGGCCACTACCTCATCATCAACTGGAGCAAGCGTCTATGAATCCGAACTACATCGTCCGCCTGAAAGACGGCAGCGCCCGCCAAGTGCTGGCCGACGACGTGATCATCAACGGTGGCTTCGTTGCCATGCTGCACCTGAACAGCCCGGTGGCCCTCTTCCAGTCCTGTGAGATTCAGGAAGTGGTCCGCTCCTCCTACGTGGCGGAGGGTGAGTGATGGCAGTCAAAACCGCATACATCCGGCCCGGCAAGGCGCCGAGGTCTCCGATCTCCATCAATCTGCTGACTATGGGTGAACTGTACCGCGTAGTAAGCCCAGCGTCTGCTGAGGGTACGGTAGTGCTCGCCATGCAGGACAGGGCCGCAGTGATCCTCCACCCAGGCCCCGACATCCCCATCGCTATAGCGGGGACCCTGGCGACCAACACCGCCTGGAAGTTCCTCCGCCTAGAGGAAGGGGAGTACGTTCAGCTCGTGCAGGGAGAATGACAATGGCAGTTATCGTGACTGTACTCGGGCTGTACGTGATCCTCGGGATACTGGCCTTCGCAGTGTACTGCATTGCGGTGGCGCCGCCCTTCGAGAACCCGAACGAAGAACAGTTCCAGGATGCCTGCCTGCTGGGGTGTGTATGGCCGCTGGCCGTCGTGGCCTTGGTCTTCCTGTCTATCCGTTCCTTCGTCTGGGGCGTGCGTGGAGGCCTGCGCCGGCACCTGTCCAAGAAGTGACCAAGGAGAATGCCGGTTCGCCGGCATTCTACCGTGGCCATTACTTGCCGCGAACCAACCAACCTTCAGGAGCTACATCATGACCAACACCACCACCGAAACCACCGTCGCAACTGTCCTGGGCGCCAAGCTGATCAAGAAGCCGGCCACCGTCGAAGACTTCCGCAACAACGTCGTCTTCCACCACAACGCCCTGACCAAGCTGACCGAGACCTACAACGAGGCGGTCGCCGCCCTGCAAACCGCCGAGCGTCTGTCCAGCCTCGTCGCCGGAGACGTGATCACCTTCGACCATGGCAAGGGCGAGAAAGCCGAAGTGCTGAGCGGCGAAGTCATCAGCGTGGTTGCTGGCGTCTATCAGGTACTGGTACGCTTCAGCGACAGCGCGCCGGCCAAGCTGCTGGACGTGAAGGCCAGCGCCATCCGCGCCGTCCAGTCGTCGGCAGCCCAGGCTGCAACCCTCGACGAAGCCATCGCCGAAGGCGAGTAAGGCCCGCACGTAATAGGCCCGGCCCTCCGGGCCTATTGCGAGCTAGCCATACCATAGGAGGAGTCACCATGAGCAAGCGCAATCCCGAGCACATCAACGGCACCGTGCGTAGTGTCAGCGTCTCATCTCCGGCGGTCACCCAGGAGCTGGAGGATCGTCTGGAAGCTGCCCTGGCCGTGTGCCAGCAGCGGGCAGAGGATATCGATCTGCTGAGCCGCCGTCTCCAGGCTGCCGAGCGCGCCCGCCGCTGGGAGATCGACGAGATTCGCAACCACCAGGCGACCATCCGCCTGCTGCAAAACGACCTGAACGCTGCACACGATGCCCACGAGGCACAAGAGCGCCGCGCCCGCAAGGCAACCATCATGGCCTGGGTATGCCTGCTGACCGCAGGATTGGCCGTCACCCTGAAACTGGCAGGAGTCTGACCGTGCAGTGCAAAGACCATTACACTAAGCTCGCATCGTCCATGTTCAACGTGCCGTGCTCCCAGGTGACCGCCGAGATGCGCCGCGTAGCCAAGAGTCGGGCTTTCGCGTATGCTTATACGCCCAAGCGACAGGCGCCGGGTGGGACGTACACCGCCCGCGTGAGCGGCGTCACCTGTGACGGTGGTAAGGTGGAGGTGCGCCTGGATAACGTGGAGCGCGTCGGCACCTGCGACTATGCCGAGCTGGAGACGCGGGTAGCGGCCAGTCTGTGCCAGGCCGACGCGAAGCGCGCCGCTGAATACGAAAAGCTACTGCTGAAAGCGTTCCCGTCGGTATCCCCGAAGGATGGCCCGCTGTCCGCCAAGGACTTCGAATTGCGCCTGCATGATCTGTGCTCAACCAAGCTGGTAGTGCTTCGTGCCTTGCGTGATGCCGGGATAGAGCTGGACGGTCCGCTGCGCAGCCGGGTACGGAAGCTGGCGGATCGGAATAACGTGATGGGTGCTGAGTTGTTCAGCCTCAAGCAGGAGTTGGCACAACTGGTCGCGGTCGGCCAAAAGGCTGGACTGAATTGGGGCGGGGCGGAGACTCAGCGCCTGCTGACGGTGGCCCCGACCAAGGCTCTCTGTCGACTCATCAGCGCGCTGACCGGCGTGCGGTATACCCACCGCACCGTCGTAGCCAAGGCCGAGGCTGAGGCGCGCGAGCGGGCAAAGGCCGAGGCCAAGGATTCATTGCAGGCGGCAACCTTCGCAGCCGCCATCGCTGGTGGCGTCGTCGGCAGCGCCCTGATGTTCCTGCTCGGCTAGGGCGACCAGGGCCTACTCCGGGGTCAAATCCGAGGGCGTTCCTAGAGCGCCCTCTCGTGTGAGTCTGGAGGATCACGAACATGCAATACCACTTCACGCATTACAACGGATACCGCTTCGGCGTCGAGCTGGAGGACGAGGCTGTCTTCCCGTGCATCGACGGCAAGCGGGCAACCTGGGACAAGGTGGCGGCGTGTGCCGGCAGCCTTGTGCATTACATGGCGCAGGACCTGATTGACTTCGGACAGCGCAAGTTGAGGGATATGGAAGATGAGCAAGACGAGTCTGTACCCGCTGAGCCTGCATCCCGGCCTGATTCAAATCAGGACGATTCACGTATTCAGCATCCAAGCCCCGAGCAACGCCGAGAACTGGTGGCAGTGGTTCCTCTGGCAGCGGAAGTACCACCCGCTCCGGGAAAGCCTGAGTCCAGCCGGGGAGCTGAGTGCGAGTATCGCCGAGTGTGTGCTCCATCTCCGCCGGAATGGCTGGCAAGATAGCGACATCTGGCGCAAGAAGGGAGGCGTCCTGGCCCTTGGTGCCTTCAGCCTCGCCGGCGAGATGATCGGCTCTTGCCTCGTAGTGGACAACGAACTGCGCGCCCTGTGCGTGGATGACCGGTACAAGGGGCAAGGTATCGGTGCTGAGCTGGTGCGCGCTGCCGAGCTGGCAGGTGCCGAGCGCCTGAGCTGCTTCGAGTTCCTGGAACCGTTCTACGCCGGCTTGGGCTGGCGCGCCGAGCGCCGCGAGGAAAACTGGACTGAAGGTGAGCCGGACGTGCTGCACATGAGGGCGCCCGGTCATGACGTATGAGGTGATGACATGGCTTATCGAGAACAAACCGCTGGTCATCGGAGTCGCCTTCAGTCTGGTGGCCCTGGGCGTGCTGCTCACACAGAACAACGGCGGCCCGCCTACGGCGCCCGCATGACCTGGCACCTCCAGGACATGTTCGAGGCCCGAGGCGGGCTGCGGCCTTTGTGGGAGGAATGGTACCAATGGCACTGCGCCGTGACTCCTGGCTAAAGCAAGCGCAATCCCTGGCGGTCGGTCAGGTGGGTCGATTCCGCCACGTCCTGGGATGCCAGAGCATGAGCCGGGGCGGGACCAACATGACCTGCAAGAACCTTCCTGACCGCTGGGTGGCTTACTGCTACTCCTGCCAGGAGGGTGGCGTGGTCGAGAAAACGCATGTGCGGAGGGTACAATGCGCGGATCAAGAACGCTTCATGCCCTGGCCCGAGGATGCCTCGGACTGGACGCAAGCCGACTGCTATCAATCGCTTTATGGTTTGCTGCTGTCCAAGGGCATCGACTACAACGTGATGACGCCAGGGCTGCCGCTGCTGTACAGCGAAAGGCAGCATCGGCTTATCTTCCCTACCGACGCGGGCTGGATTGGGCGCGCTACTGCCGACCAAAATCCCAAGTGGGTGGGCTACGGGTATCCTGCCCCGGATTACCATGGATGGCCCCAGGAATTATCAATGGGCAGGCCATGGGTGCTGACGGAAGACTACTTGTCGGCGCTGAAGGTGCGGTGGGCCTGTCCCGAAGTCTTTGCTGTCGGTCTGAACGGTACAAGGCTGCGCGACAGGCTGGCGGCGATCATGTTGCAGCAGACCTGCAAGCGCGCCTTCATCTTCTTGGATGGCGACCCGGCAGGTGTCCGTGGTAGTGCAGGCGTGATGCGCCGGCTCCGGTCCCTGCTTATCGAAGGCCAAGTAATACCCACGCCGGACGGGTTCGACCCCAAGGACCTGACCCGCGAGCAGATAAGGAGCCTAGTAATTGGACGTATTGACGCTACACGCACTGAGTGATAAGGACCGCTTCCGCACGTTGCGGAGTGTGGTGCCTGAAGGGATGATGGGGCCGGAGACGTGCTTCGTCATCGACTGGATCGAGCAATACTGGAAGGTCTACCCAAACCACCAGAAGGTGGACCCGCAAGCATTGCGGGAGTTGATCAAGCTGCGCGGTGGCTACCAGCCTGAGCAGTTGGCGGTGGTTCTGAACCTCGTCAACCAACTGGACAAGCCTGTGGACCCGGACTCGCTGCAAGGTGTGGTGTCGCAGCTCAACGAGCTGGACTTCTCCGGGCGGGTGGATGCGCTCCTGGCGCAGTACAACCAGGGCGAGGACATCGACCTTGCCTATGAGCTGCGCCGCCTGAGCGATGAGGCTCTGCGCCGCGAGGGTGTAAGCACGCCGACCGACTACGTGACGGATGACGTGTTCGATATCCTGGCTGAAGAGCAGGGCGACCACGGGATCAAGCTCCCAGGGCTGGTGCTGCCGGCGTACATGAAGGGCCTCCATGCAGGTGCCTCCGTACTGGTGGCGGCGCCACCGGATGCGGGCAAAACCTCGTTCATGGCCTGGATTGCAGTCCACATCGCGCCGCAGCTCAAGCGCTACTTCGACCCAGGGCGGCCCATCCTGTGGCTGAATAACGAGGGCAAGGGTCGACGCATCAAGCCGCGCCTGTACTCCGCAGCGCTGGGTATGACCGTCGGCGAGATTCTGGCACTGGACCCCGAGGAGGTTCGACGCCTGTACGCCGAGAAGATTGGCGGGGACTCTGAGCTGATTCGCATCAAGGACTTCCACGGTGGATCACTGGCGCAGGCTGAGCAGGTCATCGACGCGATGAAGCCGGCTGTGGTATTTTGGGACATGATGGCGCACGTCAAGGGCGGCCAGCGCAAGGACCAGAACCGCACCGACGCGATGGAGTATAAGGTGGCCGAGGTCCGCGAGATGGCAGTGCGACACGACTTCATCAGCTTCATGACGTGGCAGATCAGCAACGACGGGCACGATCAGCTCTTCCCGCCGCAGTCCTGCCTCAAGGATTCGAAGACCGCCGTGCAAGGTGCGGTCGATGTGCAAATCCACCTGGGCCGTTTGAACGGCGCGGATCAGCAGGTCATGCGTGGCCTGTCCCTGCCGAAGAACAAGTTCCAGATGGATGGGAAGCCTTCGAACGTGGAGGCCATGATTAACTTCGACGCCGCACGGTGTCGCTTCTTCGAGAGTACCGACCATGCCGCTTCTTAACGACACGAAAGAGATCAAGTACCTCCCGCCGCTGAACAAAGTATCCAGCGGCGCGCTGGCTCACTTGGCGCTGCTCAGCGCCTACGCCGCAGTACGTCACGACGAAGGTGCCGCCCTGGTAGGAGGCGCAGCGCGGGACTTATACCAGCAAGTGATGCCGAGAGACATCGACCTGGGCTTCTGGAGCATCTCCGACGACCGATTCCTCAAGGTCGCCGGGGAACTGGAAGGTCGGTTAGGCGCCACCTGGTGTGAGGAGTGTGACAGCTACGGCGACGCCGATACACCCTTCGACCGTGTAGTTAAACTCAAGGGCTGTAAGCTACTCGACAACCAGGACGTGGACCTCCTCCTGTACAACTGCCAGACGATGGGTCAAGTCCTCGACACCTTCGACTACACCCTCAACCAGATCGGCCTCGCCTACGTGTGGTCGGACCCCGACGACGCCCCACGACTCACCGCACGCATTCACAAGGATGTAGAGTGGGGCGTGAACCGCGCCATACGTGGCGGCCCTCGAACCGAGGAGCGCGCCCAGCGCATGCTGGCCCTGACCGAACAATACGGATGGGAGAACAAGTAATGAGCACCAAGCGTGACGTGATTCTGGATATCGAGAAGGGCATCTGGCGCGGCGTGGACAACAACCCCGCCGCCATCGAGAAGGTCCTCAAAAAGAACGGCTTCGTCCTCGTCGAGCCTAAGATCGATGGCTGCCGTGCCATCGTGGGTGCGCATGGGGTCGTGTCCCGCTCGGGCCGCGCATTCCCTGCGCTGACCGGGCTGGACGACAGGATCGCCAACCACCTGAACCATCACGTCACACAGGCCGGGATCGTGCTGGACTGCGAGATGTACCTGTGCGGCATGTCCTTCGAAGATTCCTGTGGCCGACTCCAGTCGAAGGAGCCGCTGAGCGCCAGCGAGTACGCGCTGCTGCGATTCGCCGTGTTCGACTCGACCCACGTGGAAGTCCTGCTGCGTCAGCGCAAGTCCCACATGAGCAACGCAGAGCGCCGCGCCTTGGCAGGTACTGCCATGGATTGCGTGGACAGTCTGTTCTTCCTGGTCAATAACCGCGTCGTCTCCAACATGGCCGACCTGGAGCACGTCTACCATCAGTACCGCAGCATGGGCTTCGAGGGCGCCATGGTCAAAGACCCAAGCCTGCCCTACCGCAACGGCAAGGTATCCGGCTGCTGGAAGATGAAGCCCAGCCTCGCCGTCGAGGGCATCGTCGTGGGCTTCGTCATGGGCAAGACCGGGGCGAACGTCGGCAAGGTGGTGGGCTACAGGGTGGACTTGGAAGATGGTACCGGGATAGTATCCGCCACCGGCCTGACCCGTGATCGCATCGAGATGCTGACCACTGAGGCTGAGCTGCTGGGCGGCGCGGATCATCCTGGCATGGCCGACCTGGGCCGGGTAGTCGAGGTCACTGCGATGGAGCGCTCGGCGAACACCCTGCGCCATCCTAAGTTCAGTCGCTTCCGCGACATTCTGCCGTACAAGGGGGTAAAGGTATGAGACTGGCTCGAACGGATCGCCGCTTCTTCACGGGTGACGATATGGTGTACCATGCAATCGCACGTCCCGCCAAGAAGTGGTCGCTGCCCACCGTAGGCGAGCTGGGCCGGACCTTTGGAGGTTGCGTGTTCCGCAGACCTTACGGGTACTTGGCCCATTGTCAAGGTGAATCCGTGCTGTGCCCCTCCCTGGGCGCGGCACGCCGCCGACTCCACCGCATGATGAGACAGGAGGCTAAACGCCGTGCGAGTACCAACTGAACACGAGCGCACCCTGCGCTGCCTGCTCCAAGACATCCACGGGCCGCTGAATCTGCTGTTCCCAGGTATCCGGGTGAAGGTGGAGGAGGCGTGCCTCGGATACTTGGGCTACAGGGAGCGGGGCTATTGGGAGCTGCGCCTCCAGGTGGACTACGACCACCCGAAGCTTGGGCACCTCCGCTACAGTCAGGCCGTGCCGGAGTACGTGCTGATCAACGACCGCGACAGCATCATCAAGTACCTGATGGAAGCAGTCCCTCGGCAGGTACTAGAGGGCATGCTCAATAAGGCCCAGGAATTCGTAACCAAGAACTGGTATTCCCTATGACGACGATACGAATCCTCGACCTCGAAACCGAGAGCTACGAACACAAGGGGCGCAAGGCGTCGCCCTTCGACCACCGCAACTACATAGTCATGGCCGCGTGGCGCGATGACGTGGACGGCAAGGTCGGCCAGAAGGTGGAGCACCGCTTCCGCAACCGGGCCGAGGCCGAGGACCCGAACAACCGCTGGTTCAACCTCGACGGCGTGGACGTGATTGTCGCCCACAACGCCATGTTCGAATCGAACTGGTTCTTCACCCGCTACCGCGACGAGTACCTCGCCTTCCTGCGGCGCGGCGGTCGTGTGTGGTGTACCCAGCAGGCCGAGTATCTGCTGAGCCACCAGACGTGGCTGTACCCTGCACTGGACGAGCTGGCGCCGAAGTACGGCGGCACCCACAAGGTGGACGGTATCAAGCTGCTGTGGGACCAGGGTGTCCTGACCTCGCAGATGGACCAGGACCTGCTGAGCGAGTACCTGTCCGGCCCGTGCGGTGACATCGAGAACACCGCACTGGTCTTCTACGGCCAGCTCATGAAGCTTCAGGCCCGTGGGATGTGGGCCGGCTACCTGGAGCGCTGCGAGGCGCTGCTGGGGTTCTCCGCCATGGAATGTGCGGGCCTCAAGGTGGACCTCGAAGTCGCCAAGGTGAACCACGCCAAACAACTGGAAGAGGTGGCCGAGATCGAAGCCGAGCTGCAAAAGCTCATGCCAGAGTTCCCGCCTTACTTCGAGTTCAAGTATACCAGCCTGTACCACATGAGCGCATGGCTCTACGGCGGCGAGGTCCGTTACAAGGGCCGGGTCCCCTACGAGGACGGGCGGATGGAGAAGGCCGACTTCGTGCGCTTCGGAACCGTCAAGCGGGGAACTCCGGTAGAGGAGACCTCCGTGGCAGTCCAGGCAGACTTCGTGTCCTCGGGCGACGGTGCGTGGGACTGGACCAAGATCACCGAGCTGGCTGGTAAGTACGGGCCGGTCATCACGTTTTCCTCTGGCAAGAACAAGGGCAACATCAAGGTGTTCCGTGAAGACACCACGACCCCTGCGACCAAGTGGGACGACGATCAGCGCTTCAAGTTCCCTGGTCTGATCAACCTGAACACCCTGCCCGAGGTTGTCCGGGACAAGTTCCTGGGCAAGCGCCCTGAGTTCCAGTGCGCACTGACCCTGGCCGACGGCTCACCGGTATTCAGCACCAGCGGCGACGCCCTCAAGGCCCTGGAGAAGCAGGGCTTCGAGGCGGCCAAGTTGCTCATGCGGCTGGCCGAGCTGCACAAGGACAACTCCTCGTTCTACATCACCCACACCTACAACAAGGATGGGTCGATCAAGGACACCAAGGGGATGCTCCAGTACGTGGACGAGGATGGCATCATCCACCACTCGTTGAACACGACGGCCACCGCCACGACCCGCCTGTCGTCCAGCCGCCCGAACCTCCAGCAGCTCCCGTCGAAGGACGAGGATGACCCGGAGGCGGGCAGCCGTGTGAAGGAGATGTTCGTGTCCCGCTTCGGCCCGGACGGCATGCTCGGCGAGACCGACTACACCGCCCTGGAGGTGGTGATGCTGGCAGCCCTGTCGAAGGACAGGAACCTGCTGGAGAAGCTGATGGCCGGCACGGATATGCACCTGTACCGACTGGCCGGGAAGCACAACAACTGGAACGGCTTTGACTATGACCAGCTCGTGGCGATCAAGAAGGACCCCAACCACGAGTGGCATGGCCGCGTGATGCAGGCCCGCAAGAAGATCAAGCCGAAGGCGTTCTCGGCGCAGTACGGGGCCAGTGCGGCGGGCATCGCCTTCAACACCGGCTGTACCGTGGAGGAGGCCCAGGAGTTCCTGGACAACGAGGCGGCACTGTTCCCCGAGTCCATCGCATTCCGGCAGATCGTCCGCGACAGTGCAGAGGCCACCAGCCTCGTGATGTACAAGGCCGAGGACCAGATGCCTGCCGGGGCGTTCAGCGAGATGGGGTCGGACGGCAACTGGCGCCAGTACCGTCGGGGCTACTGGCAGGCGCCGGGCGGCACATGCTACAGCTTCCGCCAGCAGGAGCGCTGGGACAAGGAGCAGCGTAAGACGGTCATGGACTTCAAGGACACGCAGATCGCCAACTACTGGAACCAGGGCGAGGCTGGGTTCATGATGACCGTGAGCGTGGGGCGCATCTTCCGTTGGATGCTGCATCGCCCAGGATTCATGGTCACCGAGTTCCTGATCAACAACGTACACGATGCCGTGTACACCGACTGCCACAAGGACACCGCCGCCGAGGTCAACAAGGGCGTGCGCGACATCATGGCCGACGCTGCCCGCTACATGAGCGAGCGCCTGGGCTACGACATCGCAGACGTTCCGTTCCCGGCAGTGGCTGAGATGGGGCCGAACATGTTCAATATGGAGGTGATTCAGTGAAAGAACTGCATCCGCTGCACACGCCCGAGTTCGTCAAGACATTCCTGGACCAGACCGGATGCCTGCCCGGCGAGCGGCGTACTGGCCGCACCACGGGTATCGCCATGCAAGCCATCGGAATGGCCCTCGCCCACCCACGTAAGACGATGACATTCGACGACCACCACGGCGGGAGCGCGGCGGCCTTGGTAGACCGCATCGAAACCATCCTGGAGGCCCTGGGGTACAGGAACGTCCTCGTCCGGCCTGCGTCCAGGCGCAGTGTGTCCATCGTCTTCAAGGCGCTGCCGCACGCCTCGAACGCCTGACGACCCTTCCCTACTCCGGCCTTAAATCTTCCTTCGACACAAGAGAGACCACGTATGACTCAGCAACTCAACGCTCTGCAAGCTGCACTCGCCCTGGCCAACAAGGCTGCCGAGACCGCAACCATCGACATGTCCGAAACCTCCACCGGCGGGGGCGGCGGTCGAATCTTCCCGGCAGGTACGGCCATGGGCCGCTTCTGCATCTACATCGAGATGGGCGAACACGCCAAGGAATTCCAGGGCCAGCTCAAGAAGCCGGCGCCGCAGGTCCGCCTGGGCTTCGCACTGTGGGGCGACGTAAATCCGCAGGCCGGCAACCCACAGAGCCGACCGGATGACCTGTTCCACACCTACGAAGCCGACGGCTCGATCAAGCCCGGCCTGTTCCGCACCTTCGAGATGACCCTCGGCAACAACGAGAAGTCGAAGACCAAGCTCGCCTTCGACAAGATGAACTGGAGCGGCCAGCACAAGCACTTCGCACAGATGCTCGGCCAGGCGTTCATCATCCCGATCAAGCGCACCAAGATCACCAAGGGCAACAACGCCGGCAAGGAACGCAACGACATTGACTGGGGCGGCATCATGAAGCCCTACAACCCGGTGGACGGCAGCCCGTACAACGTACCGGAACTGCCGCTGGATATGATCCAGTATTTCTTCTTCGACGCGCCGACCAAGGAGTCGTGGGATGCCCTGTTCATCGAGGGCACCTCGGATAACGGCAAGTCCAAGAACTTCCTCCAGGAGACCATCCGAGCGGCCACCAACTTCCCCGGCTCGGCCCTGCACATCCTGCTGGGCGGCGGCGAGGACCTGATCATCAAGCCGAAGTCCAAGGACGCGGGCAGCAACCTGCCGGCAGTGCCGAACGTGACCCCCGAGGCCAGCGCAGCGGCTCCGGCTGTCCCCGCAGTGCCCCAGGCAGTGGCCCAGGCGGCCCCCAGCGTGCCGCAGGTGGCGCAAGTCGCTGCCCCGGTAGTTGGTACCGCCGAGGCGCAGGCCGTGCTCCCTGACGTGCCCCAGGTGGCTCAGGTGGCTCAGGTGGCACCGGCAGCGGCTGTCGAAGTTCCGGCTGTCCCGGTAATCCCGGCGGTGCCGCAGGTCTAATGCGTCTGCCATCGGAAGAGTTCCTGGCAGGACTCCCCGAGCAGTTCGACCGAAGCATGGCAGGTGGTACGTTGGTGTGCGACGCCGACGGTCCCGCCTACGTGGCTTCGGCCACTGCGAAGACCCTGGACACTGCGCTCCGACGATTCTGGAAGCTCATATTGGAGCAGCAGTTCCTGGCACACTGCACAGGGACACGGGTCCACCTCACGGCAGCAGGTGGCGCAAAGGCGTACCGCGACACGTACCCGACCATGAAGCCCTACCAGGGCCAGCGCAAGGGAAAGGCCAAGCCTCCTCTGCTGGAGCCGCTGCGACGGGCCGTGTCGGACGTGTATGAGCGAGGTGGCGCTCCCGAGGGGATCGACGTTATCCTGCACACGTTCTTCGAGGCCGACGACGGCATGATGATGGATGCCTACGCCATGAAGGATAAGGCCATCATCCGCTCCGACGACAAGGACCTGAGAATGACGATCTACCCGTATTGGGAGATCGACACGGCGTGCGTGAGCAGGATAGACGGCGGCTTCGGGTATCTCAAGGAGGCGTACACGCCATCCGGGCAGTTCAAGCTCAAGGGCCACGGCAGGAAGTTCTTCCTGGCGCAGTGGCTGGGCGGGGACACCGCAGACAACATCCGGGGGATCGACCGATTCAACGGCAAGCTCTGCGGCATGAAGACGGCCTTCGACATCCTGCATCCGATGACGGACGAGGACGAGGCCATCGACATGATACTGGAAGCATACGCCAAGATCAAACAAAACCCGCTGGCCGAGGCCGAGGTGCTGTGGATGCGCCGAACGCCTACCGATAACGCCGCGCAGTACCTATTAAGCCGGGACCTTCGTCCGGCCTTCCGCCAGTGGATCATCGAGCTGGACGCCTACCACGAGGCGCTGCTCCAGAAGCGGAGGGAAAGCGACTATGACGAGTGAACCCAAGGTTTACCAGATACCGCGCAGCCAACAGCGCACCTTCACCTTGAAGCTGTGGGCCGAGCAGGGCAAGATGTGCCCGATCTGCGGCAAGCCCATCGATATCAGCGTGAAGGGCGAGGCCGTGATGGATCACGACCACGAGACGGGGCTGGTGCGGGGCGTCCTGCACCGATCCTGCAACACCGCCGAAGGCAAGATCACGAATGCGGCAGGCTCCTGGGGCTGCAAGTCGATGCGCTACGCCGACATCATCCCCTTCCTGCACTCCCTCCTGGCGTACTTGGAGGGGCCGAAGCATCCGCTGATCTACCCCCTACACAAGACCGACGAGGAGAAGCATGAAGCGAAGCTGGCCAAGCGCCGGCAGGCAGCCGCCAGACGGAAGGCGGCAATGGCCGTCGCAAAGCACAACGCGAGGAACGTATGAGCAAACTACGAAAGCAATTCACCAACGAGTACCTGCGCAACATCTACGTCGAGCTGGGCCTCAAGAAGGGTGCCGAGCACCTGACTGAGCAGTCCCGCTTCGGCGAGGTGAGCCGGCAGTGCTTCCGCAACTGGTGCATCAAGCTGGGCTTCCACGACAGCAAGGAGCGCGGCAAGTACGCCAAGAAGGGTGCGCTGCACTGGCTGGGCCGCAAGGCTGCCAAGGCGGTACGGAAGTTCCCCGGCGCCGTAGGCAACGTGGTCGGCCAGGGTCCGAGGGTGCTGAGCCTGGACATCGAGACCTCGCCCATCGAGGGCTGGGTGTGGTCCCTGTGGAAGCAGAACGTAGGTCTCAACCAGATCAAGCGGGACTGGACCATACTGTCGTTCTGTGCGAAGTGGCTGCACAGCGACGAGGTGATCTACATGGACTGCCAGGGCGATCCCCTGGACGACCTGCACCTGTTGGTGGCGCTGCACAAGCTGCTCGATGAGGCGGACATCATCATCGTCCAGAACGGCAAGCGCTTCGACGTACCGAAGATCAACGCCCGGTTCTTCCTGAACAAGATGCCGCCGCCGCGACCCTTCAAGGTGATCGACACCCTGATCATCGCCAAGCAGCAGTTCGCGTTCACCAGCCGCAAGCTGGAGTACATGACGCACAACGCCTGCACCATCAAGAAGCGCCTGCACGGCAAGTTCCCCGGCTTCGATCTGTGGGCGGCCTGCCTCCAGGATAACCCGGAAGCCTGGGAAGAGATGCGCCTATACAACATCGACGACGTACGCTCGATGGAAGAGCTGTACATCCTGATGCGTCCCTGGTTCGTGGGTCATCCCAACGTGGCCGTGTACTTCAACGACGAAGAGCCGACCGTGCGCTGCCCGAAGTGCGGCGACACCGACGTTAAGCAGGAAGGCTGGGTGCATACGCAGACCGGCAAGTACGAGCACTATCACTGCGGCGGCTGCGGCGGCTGGAGCCGGGGGCGGTACACCCGGAACACCATGGCGCAGCGTAAAGCGCTGCTGAGCAACTAAGGAGGTCCTATGAGTCAGGTATTCGTGGGGAGCTACTCGGAGATCACTCCGGACCAGTACGCCACTCCCGAGGCGTCCCTTGAGGGTCGCAAGGTCGGCAAGCTACCGATGAATCTGGTGGTCGAGGGATTCCCCCGGCTCAAGCGCGAACTCGCTCGCATGATGAAGTGGGCCGCCGAGAGCAAGGGCTACCTACCGCACGACTGGAAGAAGATGACGGTGGCGCAGTTCAAGGAAGCGCAGCACCGCCACGAGTCCAAGCGGCTGTTGGATGGCCCGCTGGACGACGAGTCGAACCTGATGCACCTCGTGCATGAAGCGTTCAATGCAATGGCCGCCGCCGAGGTGGCCCTGACCAAGGAGGCTGGTCCGCGATGAACGGGAGCAAGTGGTATCGAGCTGAGATCATCAGCATCGGAGAGTGGCGCGAATACCGCGCCGCCACCCTGGAACAGGCGGCCACCCTGGCCGAAGAAGAGTTCGGTGCCGATGACATCGGACGAGTAATCGAGAAGCGATAGGAGACGGAATGGACCTGATACAGCAGCAGATCGCCCACGAAGAGGCCCTTGTCGGGGCGGCGCAGAACGACGCCCGCATTGCCTTGGAGAAGGCGATTGCCCAAGGGTCCATCGACCGCATCCCCAGGGCACGCATCATGCTGATGCGGATGCTACCCATCGTGACCGAAGCGATCTTCGCCCACCAGGAAGCGAAGGCGGCGGGGCCGGCAGCCAAGCTCCGGCACTTGCTGCGGATCATCGACGCCCAGGACCTCGCAGTCATGGCGCTGCGGGCTGGGCTGTCGATGCTCATCAACTACCCAACGATCACCGCGACGAAGTATTACACCCACATGGGCAAGATGCTCTGCCGCGAGATCGAAGTCCGGTTGGCCTTCAAGGTCAACCAGCCCTATTACGACCGGACGCTGGACTACCTCAAGACCAGCAGGACTCGCAGCGTCCGGCACATCCAGAAGACGATGGACGCTCTTCTGGACGCGGTGCTGCCCGAAGAGGCACGCATCGACCTGCCCGATGGCGACTACCTGCGCCTGGGCAAGTTCATCGGTGACCCGCTCATCCAGTGCGGCTTGTTTGAGCCAAACCGGTTCGTGGGGCGCGGTGGCACGAGTGTTCACCTGGAGCCGTCGCCGGAGGCCAAGGAGTTCCTCCAGGACCCATCGGCGGCAATGACCTGGGGCGGCCCCGGACGTAGCGTGATGCTGGCCCCGCCGAGACCCTGGCAGGACTGGTGTGACGGAGGCTACTACAGCGCCAAGGCTCAGAAGCACCACGTACTGGTGCGACGCACCAAGCACCAGACCAAGCGGGCACGCCAGATACAGCTCCGCCACCTGGGCCGGGACAAAATGCCTAGGGTCTACGAGGCGGTCAACACACTGCAATCGGTAGCCTACGAGATCAACCACGACGTGTACGAGATCATCGATCGCGTCTTCACTTCCGGTGGTGGTGTGCTGGGTATCCCTAAGCGCACCTACCCGGACAAGCCTGAATTCCCGCTCGGTGACGAGTGGTCCAAGGAGAATGCCAGTGAGCAAGAGCTGGAGTCCTTCAACCGTTGGAAACGTTCCGTCCACCGGTGGTACACTGGGGAGCGAGAGCATACCGCCAAGCTTCGAGAATTTGCTGCACTCTACCGAGTTGTTCGAGAGCATCATGGCAAGGCAGTGTACTTCCCGATGCACGTTGACTCCCGTGGCCGCATGTACTATTGGGGCACACCGAATCCCCAAGGGTCCGACATCGCCAAGGCCTGCCTGCGCTTCCACGAGAAGCGAGTGCTCGGCAAGCGCGGACTGTACTGGCTCAAGGTCCACGTCGCCAACTCCCTCGGATGTGACAAGGTGTACTTCGACGACCGAGCAGCCTGGGTCGACGAGCGATGGGACGACTTCCAGCGAGCGCTCGAAGAAGGGCCGGAGAACTATCCGAATCTCTTTCCCGAGGATGAATCGCCCCTGTGCGCCATCGCAGGTCTGCTGGAGCTGCGGGCGGCCTACGCCTCCGGCAATCCCGAGGGCTACGCCAGCGGCTTCATCGTCCACATGGACGCCACCTGTTCCGGCCTCCAACACTACTCGGCTATTCTCCGGGACGAGATCGGCGGGGCCTACGTCAACCTCCTACCCCCTGGACTTGCAAAAGCTGATATCTACTCTCGAGTGCTCGGACTCGTTAGTGAGTCTCTGGAGAGAGACCGAGCGGAAGGCACGGATGGCGAGGCGCGGGGTTATGCCCTTCTATGGGATAAGGCTGGTCTGACGCGAAGCCTGACCAAGAAGCCCTGCATGACGCTGGTGTACGGCACCACGTTCAAGGGCGTCGTGGACCACTGTCTGGACTATCTCGACGAGTCCGGGGTGGAGATTCCCGAGGGTGTCCCGTCATACCTCCTGGGAAGCTACATGGCGACGCTCATACTGGACGCAATCCGCGAGACAGTACCATCGGCAGTCTTCGCCATGGAATGGCTCCAGCGGCTCGCTAAGGCCCTTCCTGACGCATCCAAGGATTTGCACTGGACCACGCCGCTCGGGATGCAGGTCTTCCAGTCCTACCCGAAGACCGAGGAGGTACGGGTAAGGCTGCGCGCCGAGGCTGTCGAGTACGTGACCCTGTACGAGGCCAAGGACGAGCTGGACCCGCTGCGCAACGCCAACGGCATCGCTCCCAACTTCGTGCATGGCCTGGACAGCAGCCACCTGGGCCTGGTGGCCCTGGCTTGTGCGGCAGAGGGCATCCACATCCAGGCCATCCACGACAGTATGGGGACCTATGCCAGCGATGTGGACCGGATGCACGTACACATCAGGGAGCAGTTCATCACCATGTACAGCGGCCCCTGCGTGCTCGTAGAGCTGGCTCGACAGCTCGGGGTAGAGGCTACCCCGCCCCGCCGAGGATCGTTGAATCTGGAGGCTGTACGGGACTCCTGGGCGTTCTTCTGCTAAGTCGGTTATGTCACCCACATAGGAGCAAGTGCATCCGTCCAGAGACCTCGGAGAGGAAGAGGGTCAGGGAAGACCCAGGAGGAGGAGAAGTGAGAGAAGACGACTACGAAGGATTCTAGATAGAGTAGAATAACTAGCATAGGAGATATGATAGATGGCTACTATGAAGAACAGAGGGCCAAGGATTATGTCACCCACAGTGGAAGGATCGAGAACAGGCAAGGGTAAGGCCCACCCTGTGACGTTCACCTCTCAGCAGATCGAGTGGCTAGAACAGACCTTCCCCGAACATCAGATCAGTCCTGGAACCACGATGGAAGACATCCAGTTTCAGGCTGGCCGCCGCGATGTGGTGCGGGCTATCCGCCTGCGTCGCCGCGATGCAATCGCAGTGGAGCTTAAAGGATGAACAAGTCACTCTGGCGAGTCCACGCAAAAGCTGGCGCCCCTTCCGAACTGATGGGGCTGTGCTGGCTGGCAGTACAGGAGCTGGAAGAGTTCACTCTCTTCCGCTCGAAGGAAGAAGCCCTGGAAGCGATGCTCGACAGTATCGAGGGCAACGATCGAACCGAGCTGCTGGTATTCCGCGACGGCCAACTGGCCGGCGGAGCCTGCATTGTGTTCGAGGACGATCCCCACGTCGGCCCATGCGTCACCGCGCAGTGGCAGTACGTTTTGCCACGCTACCGCAACACTGGCGTGGCGCGAGAGTTCATCCGCGAACTGCACCGACAGGCCGGCTGGGGTCAAATCCCCCTCGTGTGCTGGAGCCATCGCGAGAGCGATAGCAGGTATACGATCCACTACCGGAGAGCCAAGCCTTATGGGCAAGAAAGTGAAAAAGGTGCTGGGCAAAACGATCATCGGCAAACTCGCTGATGGCCTGCTCGGCACCGACCTGAGCGGCGCACAATCCGATGCCCGCAGGATGGAAGAGCAGAACCGCCTCATGCAGCAGCAGGCGGACCAGCTCGCAAGAAACCAGCAGGTCGACCTCACCGCCGAGAACGTGGCGCAGGTTGACCTAGGAGCGATGGCCGATGCCACTGGCACCGGCAATCGAAGACGCCGGAATCAGGCAGGCACAGGCGTATCGCAAACCCTCGGTATCAACTACTGACGAGGTACGCCATGAAGTCTACCGCAGCAATGCTGTGGGAGAAGCTTCGGGATGGGAGCGTGGAGCAGCGAGCTATCGAGTTCGCCAAGACCACGCTACCCTACCTGATGGTTGATCCCATGTCCGGCAGCCGTGGAGTCGTAGAGCACGACTTCCAATCTGCCGGTGCCCTGCTCGTGAACAACCTCGCCGCAAAGCTGGCGCGGTCGCTGTTCCCGACGGGGATTCCGTTCTTCCGTTCCGAACTTACCGATGCGATCCGGCGCGAAGCCGACAGCCGGGACACTGACATTACCGAAGTGACCGCTGCCCTGGCCCGCGTGGACCGCAAAGCAACTCAGCGCCTGTTCCAGAACGCCTCCCTGGCGGTACTGACGCAGGTGATCAAGCTCTTGATCGTGACCGGCAATGCCCTGCTGTACCGCAACAGCGACGAGGCCACGGTAGTTGCGTGGTCGCTCCGCTCATATGCGGTGCGGCGTGACGCAACGGGCCGTTGGATGGATATCGTCCTCAAGCAGCGCTACAAGTCCAAGGACCTGGACGACGTGTACAAGCAGGACCTGATGCGAGCGGGCCGCAACCTGTCCGGCTCTGGCAGCGTGGACCTCTACACCCACGTACAGCGCCGCAAAGGCACGGCCATGGACTACGCCGAGATGTACCACGAGATCGACGGCGTGCGCGTCGGTGAGACTGGCCGCTGGCCAATCCACCTGTGCCCGTACATCGTCCCGACCTGGAACCTCGCCCCCGGCGAGCACTACGGGCGGGGCCACGTCGAGGACTACATCGGGGACTTCGCCAAGCTTTCCCTGCTGAGCGAGAAGCTCGGACTGTACGAGCTGGAGTCCCTGGAGGTCCTGAACCTCGTGGACGAGGCCAAAGGCGCGGTGGTCGATGACTACCAGGACGCCGAGATGGGAGACTACGTGCCGGGTGGCGCGGAGGCCGTCCGGGCCTATGAGCGTGGCGACTACAACAAGATGGCTGCTATCCAGCAGAGTCTCCAAGCTGTAGTCGTCCGGCTGAATCAGGCGTTCATGTACGGCGCCAACCAGCGCGACGCCGAGCGCGTCACCGCCGAGGAGGTCCGCATCACTGCGGAGGAGGCGGAGAACACGCTGGGCGGCACCTACTCGCTGCTCGCCGAGAATCTCCAGTCGCCGCTGGCGTATGTCTGCCTGTCCGAGGTAGACGATGCGCTGCTACAGGGCTTGATCACCAAACAGCACAAGCCGGCTATTGAGACGGGCCTCCCTGCCCTGTCCCGATCCGCTGCTGTGCAGAGTATGCTCAACGCCTCGCAAGTCATTGCAGGCTTGGCCCCTATCGCCCAGCTCGACCCACGCATCTCACTACCGAAGATGATGGATACGATTTGGGCAGCTTTCAGCGTGGACACCTCGCAGTTCTATAAGAGCGCGGACGAGCTGCAAGCCGAGGCCGAAGAGCAGCGCCGGCAGGCCGCGCAGGCACAAGCCGCGCAGGAGACCTTGCTGGAAGGCGCTTCCGACATGACCAACGCACTCGCAGGAGTCTGATAGATGCAACCGAACGAACAGCAACTGCCACCGGGCCTCGCTAACCTGGTAGCCAACGTACCGCCCGCCGCCGCGCCGACCCCCAACGGAGGCCACGTGCAGGTGATGCCGAATCCGGTCATCCAGCCGCAGCCGCAGCCGCAGTACGTGTCGCAGCCGGGCCAGCCGGGATCGCCGCAGCAATTGGCCATTCCGACCCAACAGCCGCAGCCTGTTCCGACCAGCGCCATGACGCCGCACTACCAGCCGGTAGCGGTACCCGTCGCAGGTCAACCCGTTGTTCCGCAAGCACCCGCCCAGCCGACCCCGGTAGCTCCTCCGGCTCCGGGTGTAGTTCTTCCCGAGAACCTGGAAGTGCCGCCGCCGCCCGCCTTCATCCCCAACGGGGAGATCGTGGGCACCCTGGCTGGCAACTTGGAAGGTGACCCGCAACTGGCGCCGTCCATCAGCTATCTGGAAGCGTTCACCGACAAACTGGATACCGTCCGGGCATTCGGTAAGGCCGCCGAGCATCGTGATCCGCGATTCATAGACGAGCACTACCTGAAAGAAGTCCTGGGCGAGGCCCAAGCGCAGCACGTCATCAACGTGGCGAAGGGCGTCCTGACCTACGTCGATGCGCAGACCAAGGCCGTCCTGAATCAGACCTATGCCGCCGTCGGTGGCGAGGCTGTCCTCAAGCAGGCCGCTAGCGTCTTCGACCAACACGCAGACCCCGCCACCAAGGCGGCCATTGGCCGGCTGATGGATTCGGGCGATGCGCAGTCCATGCAATACGCGGCGAAGCAGATCATCGCCTTCGCGCAAGGCTCCGGTGCCGTTGTACAGGCAGCCGGCCAACCCCTCGGTGCAGCGGCTCCGGCCATGCTGGCCCTGTCCGCCGAGCAGTACCGCGCCGAGGTCTCGAAGCTCCCGCTGAACGCATCGGAAGCTGATATGGCCGCTCTGCGTGAGCGCCGCAAGGCAGGTATGGCGCAGGGTCTCTAACGACCCTGCCCTACTCCGGCCTTAAACCAACATCCAAAAGAGAGAGAGGATCGCATGAGCTTTCTTAACGACCTGACCCGTCCGAACTACGCTGGCAAGAACGCGGACGTTGACATCCACCTGGAAGAGCACCTGGGCATCGTCGACAAGCACTTCGCCTACACCTCCAAGTTCGCGCCGCTGATGAACATCCGCGACCTGCGCGGTTCCAACGTCGTCCGTCTGGACCGCCTGGGTAACGTCGAGGCCAAGGGCCGGCGCGCCGGTGAAGAGCTGGAGCGCAGCCGAGTCGTGAACGACAAGTGGAACCTGACCGTCGACACCCTGCTGTACCTCCGCCATCAGTTCGACCACCAGGACGAGTGGACTCAATCCTTCGACATGCGCAAGGAAGTCGCCGAGCTGGACGGCCAAGAGCTGGCCCGTAAGTTCGACCAAGCCTGCCTGATCCAGGTGATCAAGGCCGCTGCGATGGACGCACCGGTGGACCTGGAAGATGCCTTCTCGCCGGGCGTACTGGAGAAGCTGGACCTGACCGGTCTGACTGCCAAGGAAGCCGCCGAGAAGATCGTCCGCATGCACCGCCGCGTGGTCGAGACCTTCATCGAGCGCGACCTGGGTGATGCCGTCTACTCCGAGGGCCTGACCCCGATGTCGCCGCGTGTGTTCAGCCTCCTGCTGGAGCACGACAAGCTGATGAGCGTCGAGTACCAAGCCACCGGTGCGACCAACGACTACGTGAAGTCGCGTGTAGCCATCCTCAACGGCGTCAAGGTGCTAGAGACTCCGCGCTTCGCCACCAAGGCCATCTCGGCACATCCGCTGGGCCGCCACTTCAACGTGAGCGCCGAAGAGGCCGAGCGCCAGATCGCCCTGTTCCTCCCTAGCAAGACCCTGATCACCGCCCAGGTGGCGCCGGTCCAGGCCAAGCTGTGGGAAGATCACGATCAGTTCTCGTGGGTCCTGGATACCTTTCAGATGTACAACATCGGTGCCCGCCGCCCGGACACCGCCGGCGCCATCGAGCTGAAAGGCATCGAAGCCTTCGACATCACCGCGTGATGCCGCGAAACCCCGCACTTCGGTGTGGGGTTTCTTCAAAGCCCAACGACCCGCGCAGATTCCCTGCGTGGGTTTTTGCGCTTTAGGAGAAACCCTATGCTACTACTCGACGCAGTGAATGTCATCCTGCGCAAGATCGGCGAGCTGCCAATCCCTAGCATGGATGAGACTTATCCGACCATGGCCATTGCCCTCCCTGAGCTGGAGGACCAGCGTATTCAACTGCTGACGCAAGGCTGGTGGTTCAATACCTGGTGGAAGCACAAGCTGACACCCGACCCGCAGGGGCGTATCAACCTTCCCAAGGACACCTTGGCCTTCTACCCGGATTCACCGGACCTCCAATGGGATGGACTCGGGGTACGTGACGCCAACACCGGCGACGATCGTATCGGCAAGTCGGTGGAGGGCCGCCTCGTGCTGTCCCGTGAGTGGGATCGCATCCCTGAGATCGCACAGCGAGTGATCGCTCACCAAGCGGCACTGGCCGTGTACACCCACGAGATCGGCCCGGACGAAACTGCGCAGGTTATCGCGCAGGAACTCCAGGGCTATCAGAACGAACTTAGCCGCATGCACACCCGGTCCCGCCCGCTCAACACCCAAGCGAAGCGTAGCTTTAGCCGGTGGCGGCGTAGCTTGAGGACCTGATATGAGCTACAAGCAATCAGCCTACCCTAACCTCCTGATGGGGGTCAGCCAGCAGGTAGCCTTCGAGCGCCTGCCCGGTCAGCTCAGCGAGCAGATCAACATGGTGTCGGACCCGGTGTCGGGCCTCCGGCGCCGCAGCGGTATCGAGCTGATGGCCAGCCTGCTGCATACGGACCAACCCTGGCCCAGGCCCTACCTGTACCATACGAACCTCGGTGGCCGCAGCATTGCGATGCTGGTGGCACAGCACCGAGGCGAGCTGTACCTCTTCGACGAGAAGGATGGTCGGCTCCTGATGGGCCAGCCGCTGGTGCATGACTACCTCAAAGCCTCGGACTACAGGCAGCTCCGCGCCGCCACCGTGGCGGATGACCTGTTCATCGCCAACCTGGAGGTCCGGCCAGAGGCGGACAAGGCTGACGTGCTCGGCGTCGATCCAAGCAAGACCGGCTGGCTGTATATAAAGGCGGGTCAATACTCGAAGGCGTTCTCCCTGACCATCAAGGTCAAGGACAACGCCACCGGCACGACCTACAGCCACACGGCCACCTACGTGACACCGGACAATGCCAGCACCAACCCCAATCTCGCCGAGGCGCCGTTCCAGACGAGCGTGGGCTACATCGCATGGCAGTTGTTCGGCAAATTCTTCGGCGCTCCAGAGTACACCCTACCCAACTCCACGAAGAAGTACCCGAAGGTTGACCCCGACCCGGCTGCGGCTACGGTAGCCGGCTATCTCAACCAGCGGGGCGTGCAGGACGGCTACATCGCCTTCCGGGGCGACGGAGACATCGTGGTCGAGGTGTCTACGGATATGGGCAACAACTACGGCATCGCCTCGGGTGGTATGAGCCTCAACGCCACGGCGGACCTGCCTGCGCTGCTCCCTGGTGCAGGCACCCCCGGCACCGGCGTCCAGTTCATGGACGGGGCCATCATGGCCACCGGCTCCACCAAGGCCCCCGTGTACTTCGCCTGGGACGCCGCCAATCGGCGGTGGGCTGAGCGGGCTGCATATGGCACCGATTGGGTGCTGAAGAAGATGCCCTTGGCTCTGCGCTGGGACGAATCGACCGACACTTACAGCCTCAACGAGCTGGAGTATGACCGGCGCGGTTCCGGGGACGAGGAGACGAACCCCACCTTCAACTTCGTGAAGCGGGGCATCACTGGCATGACGACCTTCCAGGGTCGCCTCGTCCTCCTGTCGCAGGAGTACGTGTGCATGTCGGCGAGCAACAACCCGCACCGCTGGTTCAAGAAGTCGGCAGCCGCCCTCAACGACGACGACCCCATCGAGATCGCCGCCCAGGGGTCCCTGACCGAGCCATACGAGCACGCCGTCACGTTCAATAAGGACTTGATCGTCTTCGCCAAGAAGTATCAGGCCGTGGTCCCTGGTGGCGGTATCGTGACGCCGAGGACGGCAGTCATCAGCATCACCACGCAGTACGACGTGGACACCCGAGCGGCCCCCGCCGTAACCGGGCGGTCCGTGTACTTCGCCGCCGAGCGTGCCTTGGGTTTCATGGGGCTGCACGAGATGGCGCCGTCGCCGTCCACTGACAGCCACTATGTCGCTGAGGACGTGACCAGCCACATCCCGAGCTACATGCCGGGGCCGGCTGAGTACATCCAGGCGGCGGCCTCCAGTGGCTACCTAGTGTTCGGCACAAGTGCCGCCGACGAGATGATTTGCCATCAGTACCTCTGGCAGGGCAACGAGAAGGTGCAGAACGCCTACCACCGCTGGACGCTACGGCACCAGATCATAGGCGCGTACTTTACCGGCGATAACCTGATGGTACTGATTCAGAAGGGCCAGGAGATCGCGCTGGGTCGGATGCACCTCAACAGCCTGCCGGCCCGTGAGGGTCTACAATATCCGAAGTACGACTACTGGCGCCGCATCGAGGCGACCGTGGACGGCGAGCTTGAGCTGACCAAGCAGCATTGGGACCTGATCAAGGATGGCGCCGCAGTGTACCAGCTCCAGCCACAGGTTGGGGCCTACATGGAGCGATACCAGCTCGGCGTGAAGCGCGAGACGAGCACGAAGGTGTTCCTCGACGTGCCCGAGGCTGTGGTGGGTTCGGTGTACGTGGTGGGCTGCGAGTTCTGGTCGAAGGTGGAGTTCACCCCGCCAGTGCTACGGGACCACAACGGCCTGCCCATGACCTCGACCCGCGCAGTGTTGCACCGGTACAACGTCAACTTCGGATGGACGGGCGAGTTCCTGTGGCGCATCAGCGACACGGCGCGGCCCAACCAACCGTGGTACGACACGACCCCCCTGCGACTGTCCAGCCGCCAGCTCAATGCCGGCGAGCCGCTGGTCGATAGCGCGGTGGTGCCGCTGCCGGCTCGGGTGGACATGGCGACCTCGAAGTTCGAGCTGAGCTGCCACAGTCCATACGATATGAACGTCCGGGCCGTCGAGTACAACTTCAAATCCAACCAGACCTACAGGAGGGTGTGATGGCATTCTGGCTACCACTACTGGCCGCTGGCGGCATGTCCGCCCTTCAACAGGGGCTGGCCAACAAGGAAGAGCGCAACAAGATCAAGGCCGAGAACAAGGCCCGGCTCAAGGCCGACCTCGACAACCTGGGCGCCGCTGCCCGCGACATCGCCAACCTGGGCGTAATGGCCGCAAGCTACCGCAAGCAGGCCGTGGCCTCACAGGTAGGGGCCAAGCGTCAGGGTATGCTCGCAGGCGGTACGGCGGCCTCCCAGGCCGGGGCCTTCGGTATCAAGGGGGCATCGGTTGACGCCGTGTCCCTGGATATCGAGCGCGAGGTGGGCGAGGCCCTGATTCAGATCGACGACGATCTCGACAACAAGATGTGGAACCTCGCCGAGCAAGCCCACTCCATCCAGTCGCAGACCAAGGCGGGCCTGTTGGGGCAGAAGAGCACCACGGCCAACCAGCGGTCTCCCCTGGTGGCAGGGCTGATGTCGGCTGGCTCCATGTATGCAAGCCAATACTTCAAGTTCGGCGCCACGCCTAAAGGAGGCAACTGATGGCGGAATCGCAACGTGCTTCCCAGGAGCTGGGGATCAACGTCGGACAGACCCAACTCCAGCCGGGCCAGAGTGCTCGGCGTGGAGTCCGGGACTCCGAAGTCAACTACGGCGGCCCCAGTGTGGGTACGCAGATTCTCGACGGCATCCTGGGTGCCGGTCAGCAGATCGCTGGCAAATGGTTCGAGCACAACGTGCAGCAGGAAGTTCTGCGCGGTGAGCGTGCCCGTATGGCCGGCGAGGCTGAGGAGGCAGTAGACAGCAACGTACTGGCCAAACCATTCGTGAAGGGTGGTTGGCGTAAGCAGGACTACCGTATCGCCCAGGCGGACTTCAGCCTGAAGATGCAGCGATTCATCGCCAATAAGGGCCGGGAGATGACTCCCGAGGAGTTCCGCAAGTACCTGTCCCAGGAGGCTACGCACGTCCTGGACTCGACCGAGGGCATGAACCCCAACGATGCCTTACAGGCGCTGGCGCAGCAGCAGAAGGCCGAGGAACAGCTCTTCGGCATGCAGGCTAAGGCGTACATGGACTGGTCCATCGACCAGGCCGCCCGTGGCTTCCGTACCCAGGGTAACAGTATCCTGGCCAAGGCTGTGCAGGCTCAGGCCACCGGCGACGAACTGTCCCGGCAGCTCAGCCTGGAAGAGGCCGGCCTGTTCTATACCAACATCATGACCTCCGAGGATATCCCGCTGGAGGTGCGCGACAAGGTAGGCATGCAGTTCCTGGCGGCCAGCCTGGACATGAACCAGCGGGGCATCTATGAGGGCCTGCGCGATGCCGGGTTCCTGGACAGTATGTCCTTTGACGACCGGCGTGCGCTCAACGGCCTCTATGAAAAATCGAAGGCACAGACCCGTGCCAAGGAATCGATGGCTACCCTGCGGGCCGACGCGGACTTCCAGCAGCGGGTGGCCAACGGCGCCATCACAGACCTTGCCGAGGTTGAAGCGTACTCACGAGGCATGGTCGAGGAGGGCCGCTGGAGCGACGCTCAGGCCATATCATTCATGACCAAGGCCATGACCGGTCTGGGCAACGCTCAGCGCATGCAGGGCATCATGGCGGCCTTGGAAGCCGGAGACATCAACGCCCTCCACACGCTGGGTACCAACGTCACCGAGGCGCTGGAGCAGTGGGACAAGATGCAGGCCGCCAACGGCTCAAGCCTGACTGACCGTCTCGTGCAGGGCACACAGCTCGGCCTGCGCCTGGGGACCTTCCCCAAGACCTACGGCGAGTCCGTGGGCAGCGCGGTGCGCATGATCCAGGCCGCCAAAGAAGGCGAGGCAAACCCGGAGCTGGTCAACACGCTGAACAGCATCTTCGAGCAGGTGGCCTCGGCCCAGGAGATCAACCCCTCCGCCGGCAACGTGATGCTATCCGGCATCCCGGAAGCCGAGCAGGGCGCTGTGGCCTGGGCACTCAAGCAGATGAAGATGGGAATCGCACCAGCTCAAGCTCTGCGCGAGTTCAGCGCCAACGCCGAAGTCGTGAAGCAGATGGACGAGTTCGAGAAAGGCCAGAACACCAAGGCATTCAAGGACAACCTCGGTAAGCAGGTCAACGACAAGTTCGTGAACAACATCTTCGGTCGGGCCTGGAACATGCTGACCGGCGAGAGCGACCTGAGCAACAACGAGGCCGTCCTGAGCATGTATCGCCGGGCGACCATCGACGAGGCGAACTGGCTGGCCAGCGACCGCAAGCATGCGGGTCTGCTCACCAGCGATACGGGCCGCGAAGCCCTTCTGGAGATCGCCGCCGCCAACGTGCGCAACCGCACCATCCAGGTGGGCGAGGGCCGCAACCTGAAGGAAGGGGACCTGTTCAGCCGCCGCGACAGCGCGCCGCTGATCCTACCGCGTGGCACTACCGCCGAACAGCTATTCGGGACCAACGACACCGAGACCATCGGAACCGTCCTGGCCGAGCAGCACAAGCCGCATGTCGAAGGACTCCTCGGCTACAAGTCGGTAGTCGCCTTCGAGTACGACCGCACCAGCGGCAGCCTCCTCGCCGTCGAGTACGACGAGAACGGTGTGGCCCTGGACCGCACGCGGGTTGATCCCCAGGCAGTCGGTAACGAGGTGCTCAAGCGCAACGCGGATAAGCTGAATGCGATGCGGGGCGCCGAGTACGGTGCCAACGTCAAGGTCAGCGGCACGGACATTCGCATGAACGGGGGTAACAGTGCCGGCATGCTGAAGCAGGACGTGTTCAACTGGCGGAAGGAACTGGCTCAGTTCGAGGCTTACCGAGGGGAGGCGTATAAGGATGCCGATGGTTATAGTGTGGGCCTGGGGCATTACCTGGGCAGTGGCAATGCTGGGGCAGGCACTACAGTCACGCCTGAGCAAGCCGCGCAGTGGTTCGCCGAGGACACCGACCGCGCACTCGACCAGGGTGTAAGGTTGGCCGACGAGCTGGGCGTTACTAACAATGCCTCTATCCTGGGATTGGCCGGTATGGCCTTCCAGATGGGCGAAGGACGTGCCCGACAGTTCCGTAACACCTTCCAGGCGATCAAGGATCGCAACAAGGAAGCCTTCGAGGCTGGTGTGCGAAACAGCAAGTGGTACACGCAGACGCCCAACCGGGCCGAGGCATTCATCAAGCGCATGGCGCCCCACTTCGATACACCGAGTCAAATCGGAGTCGATTGGTACAGCGCCGCAACAGCGGAGTAAGACATGGCAAAGCAATTCAAGGGCCGCATGACGCCCAAGTATCCCCTTGACCAAGCACAGCTCGACGAGGCCCAAGTACAGGGCCAACTCGACGCGGTGCCTACCGTGGGGTTCGACGCCCTGACGGGTGGCGAGATCGGAGAACGGAACGTGGCAGCGGGCCAACGAGCCAATGCGCGGGAACTGGAACGCATCGTAGCGGACCAGGAACTGCCGGCCCTTGACCGTGCTTCCGCACTCTGGAACCAGTCCACCCTCGTCGGACGCTGGGGCGATGCGCTCCAGCTCGACGCAGACCTTGCGGCGAACAGTACCGGCGAGGTGGACCCTAACTTCGACGCTGGGACCTATGGGGTCCAAGCGCTCCGGGCGGCAGGTATCCAGCCGACTGATAACTACCTTCAGATCATGGCCCGTGCCGGCAATGCCGAGGACGCGGCCTACCTCCTATCGAGGATTCAACGGTATGAGCAGGACGAACAAATCGTGCGGGACAACCCGTACTGGAACTTCGCGGCTGGTATGCTGGACCCGGCAGCCCTGGCAGTTGATGCGGTTACTTTCGGCGCTGGCCGTGCTCTGCGGCTCGGTCGTGCTGGCATGGCTGCTGCTGGCGGCGCTGGGCAAGTCGGGTATGTTGCTGGGCTGGATGCCGCAGGGGCCGACGTGGATGCCGGAACCTACATCGTGGCGGGTGCTCTTGGCGCTGGCGTGGGTGCTCTGCTGGGGTCTGGTGCGGGACGCATTGCCGCAGAGGCCCCAACGCAACCGCATGTGCCCGAAGTATCGGCGCCTACTGTCGGGCTGCCAGAAGTAGCCATGACCGCCGAGGAGGCCGCAGCACGCGGCTTCAAGGCAGGTGACGTGGTAGACCTGCTGGACGAGGGCACTGTGCTATCCCGTGTTAGTGCCCGCGTGGAGCAGGCTGAGATACCGGCTATTCCGCGACGTGACACTGCCTTCGGCGACGAGCTTCATAGCCTGTCGGGCCGGAAGCTGTCTGAGGTCCTGGACCACCTCAAGACCCACGCAGAGGTGCCTAAGCCGCTCCAGGGCATCGCCGCCAAGGTGGCTGATACCATCAGGACCCTGGAGGGCCTGGGGCAGCGTACCGCGTTCCGTGTGGTGCAGGGCGGTGACACTGCCAGCTCTGCCTTCCTCAAACCGGGTACGGCGGGGATTCACTCCACCCAGGGCCTCGACACCCTGGTCCAGGTACGCGGCAGCACCGCACCTGGTCGAGTCGGCACCAACCCGGTGACCGTGCTCCACGAGGCGGTTCATGCCGCCACCGTGGGCGTGATGAACGCCGCCTTGCGGAATCCTGGCGCGATGAGTCCGAAGGTGGCTCAGGCCATGCAGACCCTGGAGAACGTCCGGGGTAACGTGCTCAACGCCCTGAAGCAGGACCGCGCCGCCGGTCGGCAACTGTCCGAGTTCGAAGAGACGCTGCTGGCCGGTAACTCCAACACCCTGGCCAACGTCAAGGAACTGGTAGCCTGGGGCCTGACGGATACCCGCTTCCAACGGACCCTGAACCGCCTCCGCTACAGCGACGGCGGGCCGGGCCTGTGGTCCCGCTTCGTGGAGGGCATCCGCACCCTACTGGGTCTGCGGTCCGATGCTGACACGGCCCTGAGCCGCGTCCTGGCCGCCTCTGAGACGATTATGGAGGCCATGCCCGGCTACACTAAGGCGCAGGCCAAGTGGGCCAACAAGGGCGCTCCCGTGACCGAGGAGGCCAGCCTGGAGACCATCGTAAGGGCCACCAGGGAACGTGCCCGCGAGGGTGCGGGCTTCGTGAACCGGTTCTTCAGCGAGGCGGACCTCTTGGCCCAGCCCGGAGAGGGCGCACGGCGCCTCCTGAGCCGGCTTATCGACGACCCGGTACGTCGGGACGGGTTCAGCACGAACGACAACGCAGCGAGCTATTTGCGCCGTTACCGGAACGAGTTCGAGGGCTACGTGAAGTCCTACGACGAGATGATGGCCAAGGCGATGGCTGAGCAGGGCGTTGGCCTGACGGCACGTGCGCTGAACTCCCGCCGAGCTATGGCTGTCCGCGACCAGCTCAACGAGCAGGTCACGCGGGAGCTGCTGCGCCGGGACCGGGAGTGGACCGCCTACGGCAGCGTCCGCGTAGACCCAAGCCTATCTCCGACCATCAAGGCCCTGGCCGACCGCTCAGACGAGATTCATGGCCTGATGGGCCAACGTGCCCGTGAAGCCGGCGTCCGTGGCTTCGAGGACTTCGCACCTCGTCCGGGGTACTTCCACCGCTCGTGGAACTGGTCCAAGATGGCTCAGATGGATGAGGCCGCCCCTGGGCTGGCACGTCGAGCCATCAGCGAGGCTGTATTCCGGGGCATCCCTGGACTGGAGCGCGCTGACGCCGATACCATCGCACAGGCCATTGTGCAGCGAGCACGGGACCGGGCTACCGGCATCCGCTCCGAGTTCATGGGCGCGATGGGCGTAGCGGACACGGCATTCATCCGGCAAGCGCTGGAGGAGGCCAACGTGTCCCAGGTCAAGTTCGACAGCATCATGGCCAAGATCGAGCAGAAGCAATCCGACCAGGGCACCGTCAAATACGGTAAGGGCCGACTGTCGCTGGACATGACCGCCGAGATCAACCACAACGGCACCGTGTATCGGGTGCAGGACCTGATCGACCGGGACCTCGACCGGCTGATGGAGAACTACGCCGGCAGTATGTCGGGCCGCTCAGCATTGGCCCGCGCAGGTATGCCGGGGGACTCGGAGATCGAAGCCTTCATCCGGGAGTACCAGCGAGAGGCAGCCCACCTGGGCACCGATAAGGTGCAGGAGCTGACGGGGCAACTGCGGGGCGTCTTCGGGGACTTCACCGGCAACGTGCCGCGTGAGCACCAGCTCGGCCCCGTTGCACAGCGGGCCAGCGGCCTGACCAGCGCCACCATGCTGGGATTCTCCGGCGTGTATCAGCTTGCTGAGCTGGCCACGATGGCCCACCGGCAGGGCGTCTTCAACGTTATGAAGGCCATGCTGAACTCCCGCATGGGTGACTTCGTTGGGGCCATGCGCCGCAACCCGGACCTCGCCGACGAGATGCAGACCGTCCTCGGGCTGAACCTCGCCAACGACATCCGCATGAAGCCCTGGAAGCGGCAGTTCGACACCTTCCTCGCCAGCCAGGATACCTTCATGGATCGCTTCCTGCACGCAGGGAAGCAGGCTGTCCCGGTACTCAACGGCATGAAGTTCATCCATAACTGGCAATCCCGCATGAACGCCAACCTCACCTTGAACAAGGTGGCGCGGGCGGCCCAGGGGGATGAAGCAGCCCTTCGAGTGCTTCAGCAGTACGGGAAGGACGTTGACTGGACGCCAGTATTGGCGCGGGTTCGCGGTTATGTCACATACAGAGGAAGGAACGCCCAATCCATGAATTGGGGCGCCTGGAGCCAAGCAGACGTGAACACCGTCATGAACACCGCACTGCGGATCATGGACGACTCGCTGCTGTACGGCAGGGTCGGTCAGAACTCGGGCTTCGCTCGGTCGCCGGTCGGCCAAATCCTGGGCCAGTTCCGCAGCTTCGTGGCCTTCGCGCACAACAAGCTCCTCCGGGGAACCTACGAGAACTCCGGCGTGCTTGGCGTGGCCTCGCTCCTCGCATTCCAGTATCCGCTCACAGCGCTGATGATGGGTGCCAAGGCAGCGATCAATGGCAAGTTCGACACCTCTGATGAAGGCATCCGCAAGATGGCCATCGACGGCATCGGCTACACTGCCGGCCTGGGCTTCACCGCCGATATGTGGGGTGTGGTCACTGGCCACTCCCGAATGTCTGCTCCGGTCTTCGGACTGGCTGAACACTCCAACGAAGTGTTCCGAGGCGTTCGAGACCTCGTAACCGGCGACGACCCGGCAGCAGCCACTGGCGATATCGTCAACGGCGCGACGGGCGCACTGCCTTTCGTCAACGTGTTCCCGGCAACCAAGTTGCTGTTGGAATCCATCAAAGGGGAATAACGTGGCTCGGTTCAAGAACCCCGAGACCATCCACGTTGCAGATGGGGTCGAGGCTGTCTTCAGTCTCGACTTCCCATTCCTGCGTCGTGAGGACGTATTCGTCCAGGTCGACAAGATACTCACCACCGACTACACGTGGGTGGACAACACCAACATTCAGCTTGCGGAAGTGCCGAAGCAGGGCCAAGAGGTCCGCATCTTCCGCGACACCCCCGCCCAAGTGCCGGATACGCAGTTCAGCCAGGGCATCCCGTTCCTGCCTCGCTACATCGACGCGAACAACAAGCAGTTGCTGTACGCCGTGCAGGAGGGCATCAACACCGCGAACCTCGCACTCGACGGAGTTCTCGACGCAATCCGTATCGCCGAGGAAGCCCGCCGCCTCGCACAGGAAGCACTCGACGCCGCTAACGAAGCGTTGCGCCGTGCCCTGGGCTTCGCCGAGATTCGCACCGTTACGGAAGACTCGGACATCGACCCGAGCTGGCGCGGCTACTGGAACCGCTGCATTACCGCCGACAAGCCCCTGACTCTGACCATGCAGATGGAAGACCCAGATGCGCCGTGGATTGAGTTCAGCGAGGTTCACTTCGAGCAGGCCGGTGTGCGGGACCTGAACATCGTGGCCGGCCCCGGCGTCACCATCAACCGCTTGCAGAACACCACCATGCAGCTCTACGGCGAGAATGGGGTCTGCACCCTCAAGCGGCTAGGCGCCAACCACTGGATCGTGTTCGGAGCTATGGAGGACGAATAATGCGCGGCATAATCGCTGGCATCATGGCCTCTCAGATCAGACGGCCCAAGCCGATCTTGGCGACATACCCGTACCCGATCATGGAATCGGATAGCCAGTGGACCTGTAGGCCGAACATCATCTCGGCGCTGACCAGGGACACCCTCAAGCAGATCGTCCCCACACCAGCAGAGACGACCTACACCCTCAGCACTACGGCGGTATCCGTAAATCTGCGTAGCCTGACTCAGTTGGGTTACGGCGGCGGTGACGTGTACCTGGCCGCGACGGGTGTCGTGGGGTCCACACTGCGGGACCTCGTGCTCAGCACTAGCCAGGGACCGTTCCCGTACCTAGCTGCCACTGGAGTTGTCGGCGCCGAGCTTAAAGTCGTGGTAGTGTATTCAGAGTATGTGGTAGAGCCATTCGCCTACCTCGCATCAACAGCCATCAAGAGCGCGGAGCTTACCAATGTTTAAAACCTTAGTAAAGGGCCGATACACCCTGACCCGTATGAAGGCGGACGGCACAGTCGTAGCCCGCTACGAGTTCGACAACCTGATAACCAATGCGGGCCTCGACTTTATCTGCGCCATGGATAGCACGGACATCTTCTCGTGCTATGCTGCGGTCAGCACGAGCACGGCGGACCCTGATCCGGCGTCTCCGACACTGCCCGGCGAAGTGCGGCGCACTAACGTGACTGCCCCAGGTGGCGGCACCGTGTCCGGTATTGACGGTGAGTGGATTTACTGGCGGCACCGCTGGCGATTCCCCGTCGGCACCCTTGCCGGGCAAGTCCTCGCTACCGTGGGTATGGTGGTGAACACGGACACGCGATTCGAGAGTAACCAAGGCGCGCTGATCCCAGCCGGGACCCCTACCTCGTACACCCGGATTAAGGATTCAGCCGGCCAGCCGACTACCTTAGTCGTGCAGGCGGACGAGATTCTGGACGTGCAGTACGAGTTCCGTAGCAAGCCGGTGGCGGAATCCTCGGCGAAGTTCGTCATCGACGGGGTAGAGCGCACCATTACGCTGACGCCCCTGGGCTTTGCCAACCGGGGCAACTTATATGGGGAGCGTTACATCTTCTACAACACCAATCCGTACATTGACGGTAAGAATGCCACCGGGGCTGACGTTCGGGACGGTCAGTGGATTAAGCGCTACCCGACGTATACGCGAGGGTCTTACAAGGGCCAACTGGAGTTGAAGGCATCCGTGGATAACGGCAACATGCCTGGGGGTATCACGGGCACCAAGGACTTGCCAATCTACAACGGCAGGAACTACTCCCTGATCATCGACCCGCCTGTAGTGAAGAACAACACGCAGGAGTTCACGGTGGTCCTTGAGTTCTCTGTGGCGAGGGCGTAAGTATGGCTCTGATCTACGACTTCAACGAAGACCTCGATCCCCAGGCCAAGTCGAAGTTCGTAGGTGCCCGAGCACGTCGCGACATCAGTGACGTGCTCGACTTCTGCGATGGTGGGGTCGCCATCCAGGACCCCTCCGAGGGACTATTCGTCCGGGTATGGCGCACCATGCTGCGGAACGACGGCACCTACCTCGGCTGGGAGGACGGCACCAACGAAGTGCGCATTGGCGACGGCATCGACGCGGGTATCTCGACGATATCTCTGGACTTCGACAGTAACATGAACTACGTCTTCGTGTTCGTCCGAGCAGACAAGACCGGAGCCCTATCGTACTTCAACGTACAGCAGGGGCGTCGTATCATAGTCGAGCTGGGCCAAGTGGATTATGCCAAGGTAGCCCTCGACGACAAGCGCCCCGGCGCAACTGCTTGGGCACAGGTCATCGTACCTTACACACGGGGCGGCAACATGTATGTCCGCACGCAGAACGAGAACTACACCCAGGAGCACCTGGAGGTGGATACCGGCAAGGTGTTCCGGCCTCTAGTCAAGTGTGGTATGGGAACCAACCTACGCTTCCAAGTCCAATTCAGAGGGCACATGTAATGAGCAAAAAGCAGACCGCGAGTGCTGAGCGGCTGGGCCTGCTTCACGAGCTGGTCTGCACCGCCATCGAGCGCAACTTCAAGTGGTACATGGACAACGACATCCCGATCCCCGCATCGGATATCGCCGCTGCCACCAAGTTCCTCAAGGACAACGAGATCACCTGCGACCCGTCGGACACGATCAACATCGACCGGCTCCGCGAGGAGATGCGTCAGGCTCAGAAGGAGAATCGCCGGATCGCGCTGGAGGGCTTCATCGCCGGCGAGACCGACGACGAGATGGAACGCCTGTACACCCACTAAGGAGGCAGCATGACGCCGCAAGAACGATTCCAGATAGCCCACGAAGTGATGGATATGTACCCTCGCTTCCGGGACTTCTGCCTGGACGCCATGCTGTTCCTTGGCTTCAAGATGACCTGGATGCAGCTCGACATCGCCGACTTCATGCAGGACTCGCCCAACAAGGCGATGGTAGCCGCCCAGCGCGGCGAGGCTAAGTCCACCATCGCCTGCATCTACGTGGTTTGGTGCATCGTGCGGGACCCACGTACCCGCGCTATGCTGGTGTCCGGCTCCGGCGACAAGGCTGAAGAGAACGGCCAGCTTATCACCAAGCTGATCATGCACTGGGACCTCCTGGCGTACCTGCGCCCCGAGGCCCGCATGGGAGACCGTACCTCGGCCACCAGCTTCGACGTGAACTGGGCCTTGAAGGGCGTTGAGAAGTCGGCGTCGATCAACTGCATCGGGATCACCGCAGCCCTCCAGGGCTACCGTGCCGACATCCTGATCCCCGACGATATCGAGACCACTAAGAACGGCCTGACCGCCACCGAGCGGGCCAAGCTGACGCGGCAGTCGCAGGAGTTCACCTCAATCTGCACCCACGGGAAGATTCTCTACCTGGGCACGCCGCAGTCCCGCGAGTCCATCTACAACGGCCTCCCTGCGCGGGGCTTCCTCATGCGCATCTGGCCGGGCCGCTTCCCGACCCTGGACGAGCAGGAGCGCTATGGCGACTGGCTGGCACCCTCCATCCTGGAACGCATTGCGCGTCTGGAGGAGCGGGGCCACAACCCCCGCACGGGCAAAGGCCTGGACGGGACCCGTGGCTGGGCCGCTGACCCGCAGCGCTACAACGAAGAGGACCTGATCGACAAGGAACTCGACCAGGGCGCCGAGGGCTTCCAGCTCCAGTACATGCTGGACACCAGCCTCGCCGACGAACAGCGTATGCAGCTCAAGCTGCGCGACCTACTGTTCATCGACGCCACGCACGAGAGCGTGCCTGAGCAGGTGGCCTGGGCTGCTGACGAGCGCTTCAAGCTCAAGTTCGATGCCCACCGGTTCCCCATCATCAAGCCTGAGCTGTACCTGCCGGCGCTGATGGCTGGCGGCTGGGCACCACTCCAGCAGATGACGATGTTCGTGGACCCTGCCGGCGACGGTGGCGACGAGCTGTCGTATGCTGTGGGCGGGACTCTTGGCCCGTACATCCACGTCGTGAGCATCGGCGGCTGGAAGGGCGGGTTCGCCGAGGAGAACCTGGAGAAGTGCATTGCCCTGGCCGCTCGCTACGGCGTGAAGGTGATCTACGTCGAGAAGAACCTCGGCGCCGGAGCCGTGGGCCAGTTGTTCCGCAACTACATGCGATCCATCAACCCGGACACCGGCAAGCCCCGCTACGAGGGCATCGGCATCGAAGATCGCCAGAAGTCCGGCCAGAAGGAACGTCGTATCATAGACACCCTACGGCCCATCATGCAGCGCCACCGCCTGATCTTCCACGTCTCAGCGATGGATTCCGACTACGTGGCCTGCCAGCAGTACCCAGCGGACAAGCGTACTGAGCGCTCCGTGTTCCACCAGATTCACAACATCACCACCGACCGAGGCTCTCTGCCGAAGGACGACCGGATCGATGCCCTTGAGGGCCTTGTCCGCGAGCTGACACCATCGCTCGTGAAGGACGACGAAGCTGCTACCCGCGCTCGTGAGGAGGCCGCCAAGAAGGAATGGCTGAACAACCCGATGGGTTACACCAAGTCTGTCCTTCGTTCTCTCGGCATGGGCCGGGAGCGTCGCAAGGGCCGCCCAAAAGGACGAAGACTATGATGCTCGATACCGCCACCGAGGCGGGCAAAGGCACCCTCGCTGTGACAGGCGTGGGGATCGCCGTGTACTCGCCATACGAGATCGCCAGCCTCTGTGCTGCGGTACTCACCGCGCTCTACGTGGGCGCTCAGCTCATCACCCTGCTCCCCAAGATGCTCGATAGCATCGCGGAGCTTCGCCGGAGGTTCAAGAAGTGAACAAGCCCCTGCGCGGTGCAGCCCTTGCGGCTGCCCTCGCCGGCCTTGTCGCGCTGGAAGGCAGTGAGACTACCGCCTACCGGGACATCGCCGGCGTCCCTACCATCTGCTCCGGCACCACCGCTGGCGTGAAGATGGGAGACAAAGCCACCCCCGAGCAGTGCTACCAGATGACGCTCAAGGACTACCAGCGCTTCGAGCGCATCGTCCTGGGCGCCATCAAGGTGCCGTTGAACGTGAACGAGCAGACCGCTCTGACGTTCTTCTGCTACAACGTGGGTCCAGTCTGTACAACCAGCACAGCGTTCAAGCGCTTCAACCAAGGCCGAGCGACTGAGGGCTGCCATGCCCTGGCCATGTGGAACAAGGTCACGATCAACGGCCAGAAGGTCGTATCCAATGGCCTCGTGAATCGCCGCAACGCGGAGATCAAGAAATGCCTCGAACCATCGTCGCAATACTCGTCCTTGCTGTGGTAGCCCTGGGAGCCTCATACGGCTTCGTTCAGAGCTACCGGGCCTTGGGTATCGCCCAGGAGGAGATCACGCGGCAGACGGCCCGTGCGGAGGCCCTGGAGGTGCGCTACGCCACCTTGCAGCGCCACGTCCAGGAGGTCGCCGCCAAGACCAACACCCAGCGCCAGGAGGTGGACCGTGCCCTGGACCAGAACCGCCCGTGGGCTGACCGGCCTGTGCCTGCTGCTGTCGTTGACAGCCTGTGCAACCGCCCCGGCGCCCGCTGTGCTGTGCGAACACCCACTGATTGACCCTACCACCCAGGCTGGCCTGATCCGCGCTGTAGCGGCCTACCAGGACGCCCTGGACCTATGCAACGCCCTGAATCAAGGAGACTGACCATGGCGAACACCCGAGACCAGTACCTCGCTGGCCGTAACACCGGCCTGACCTTCTACCAGGTGTGCCAGCCTGGGACCGACAACCGCATCGCCCTGCACGATATGGACGAGGCCGATGTCAAGGCCAAGGCCACCGCTGTCATCGCTGCTGCGGCTGCCCTGGGCGGCGAAGGCGGCGCTACTCCGCCGGACCCACTCACCGCCTACAAGGTGAAGAACGGTGACACCCTGCCTGTGGATGGCGGTGGTTCCGTGAAGGTGACCGTAGCTAACGGTGCCATAACCAAGGTCGTGTACACCGCACCGGCGGGCTGAGCTTCAGCCCGTCCAACCTGACTCCATCCCTAACACAAGGAACTGAACCATGGCAACCTTCGCTGCTGCAACTCAGAAAGACCTCCGCGCCTTCGCCGGCACCATCGAGAACCTGATCCGTCCGCTGGAAGAAGCGGCCCTGGGTTCTGGCTACAACGAGACCAAGCTGCGAGCTGAGCTGGTCGCACACCTCGACGAGCTGATGGCTGCTGTCGAGACTGCCAAGGCCAAGGTCTACGCGTAGTAGTTCAAGCCGAGCACCTGCATAGTCGGGTGCTCCACTGGAACTACTGGAATTTTTATTGAGGGTGTGTGTGGGCTGGGTTGGCTGGTGTGGGCGGGAGTAGTTACTCCGGGTCTAATTTTGGTATCGTCGTGTGAGAACCCTCCCGACTCCAACACGCCCACCCTTCCCCCGTAGGCCCTCCGTCCTGCGGTGCAACCCTCGGCCATCCCAGCTTCGCTGGCCTCTCTGGCCGGTGGCCTCTGCATCCCTGCGGTGGCCGGTGGGCTTCCCTGCCTGCTTGCCGCCCATTCTACAGGGTCCATCGCTGGTGTCAACCCTCTGGCTTACCTGCCTGTCGGGACAGTACCAGCGCTACCCTGTGCCACGCTACCCGGTTGGCTCGGTACTCTGCCGGTGGGGTTAGGCCTCCTGGCCACTCAGCGTAGCCCTTGGCTAGCTGCCTCTGCCATGCCGCGTCCCGCTGGTGGAGCGCCCTGGCTTCCCTGTCCTGTCTGCTCAGCATCTCGTGCCTCCTGTGGCTTCCAGGGACTATGCCCTCTGGTCTGGTGGTGGTTGCGGGAGTGGCTGG